ATTCTCCATCGTAATTGTGTACTCATTCTCTTCAATAACGTCGGCGATTACATCTTCGCCAGACCACATACGAATTAATTTAATAGTCATTTGAATTCACACTCTACCATGATTTCTGTTAACGCTGCCAAAAGATTAATCTCTTGATCTGCGACAAACGCAATCTGGAATTGATATTTAGCAATAATGAGAACAGCCGCAGGAATGCTACTGTTAACCAATGAATCGTATAAACTATCGTATATACGACGTAATAAAACAGAAGTGTCATTGTCCATGTTAGTGACCACCCACTTCCTAACCTCTCCGAAATTTTTTGTTTTGAGGTTTTTGATAAGATCATTTACAGCAATATCTGAAAAAGCAGCAAGTATGCCACTATCTATTTTACCACTAACTGCATATCTTTGACACTCATTAAGAACTCTTCTCCAATCTGGAAAATGTTTATTGATGAGTTCCGCAAGAACTTTCTTATCAGTTTCGACTTTTTCCTGTTCTAGAATAAAGTTTAATCTTGAGAAGAATTCGGCAGCAATAGTTGGTTTGTCTCTTTTATTAATAGAAAAGTCAACCACACTGCACCGACTATGTAACGGCTCAATAATTTTGTTCTTATAGTTGCAGGTGAAAATAAATCTGCAGTTTCTGGAGAACTCCTCAATAGACGCTCTAAGGAGGAGTTGTACGTCGGAAGTGGTATTGTCTGCTTCGTCAATGATGATGACTTTATGTTTCGAGTCACTCGTAAGAGAGACCGTAGACGCAAAGTTCTTCGCACTGTTTCTAACCGTGTCAAGAAAACGTCCTTCATCCGATCCATTAATGACATAAAAATCTGCTCCAAGTTGGTGACATAATGCTTTTGCCACTGTGGTCTTACCAATGCCTGGTGGACCTGACAATAACATATTTGGTATCTCACCCCTTTCTACAAAATCTTGGAAAGTTTTTTTAATAGTCTTCGGGAGTATACAATCATCAATTGTTTTGGGTCTGTATTTTTCAACCCATATAAAATCACTCATTATTTAAAACCTTTCGATTTTTTAGGTTTGTCAATCACTTCAATAACTGGTGAATTAAACCCTCGTCTATTCCACCAATACTCTTGAACTTCCTGCCAGGATTGTACCACAAAAAATTGATCTTTGCAAATTATCTTATAATGGTGACGATCATATGGTTTGGTACTGGTCTGTTCATGGAATAAAGAATCATCTTTTTCAATTAACTTTACCTTCTCTTTCATCTAATACTTCATTAATAAGTTCTTTTAATTCTGCTTTAAGTGCATCTGTTAAGATGTTCATCTTAGGTGGTTTGTATTCTGGGATAGCAGCACGTTGTTCTTCTAAACTTCTAGTGCTTTTACCACTACCATATGACATCCCTTGGGTATCAATCTTCATGTCTTCAATCTTCATGGTCGTCCCAAGGATCTCTTAATCCTTCATTCGCAAAGAACCCTTTATATACACCATATGCTGCTAATAAAAGTGTAATAACAGCAATTGATATACCAAAGGTATAATTAGGATTAAATGTAAAATGTGGAATTAATGTGTCATTACATTTTGCGATCATATCTGGATCACTCCACGTACCAGGTAAAGTATATACTGGTGGGCATGCTAAGAAAATCATACTGTATAACCTTTTTGTTCTTTCCAATCTGCATACATTCTACCAAAAATCATACCTTCGTGTGACTTGATTGGTTCTCCTTTAAGGAGTTCTTTTTCTCTATCAGTAAGGTTCTTATTCATAGTAAGATACTCTTTCTCCCAGTTTGGAAGATCTTTCATCATTTCTGGTTTCATAATAATTATATCGTATTTTCATTATAGCAATAAAAAGGTTTTTTTACAACCGTCGCTTGCTCTAATTTTCCACGAATTTTGACATTAATTTTTGAACCAACTTTAGATAGTTCAGTAGGAACATATGCAAGTGCAATTGGTATTGATAAACTTGGAGACCAAGTACCACTTGTAACTTTACCTATAACCTCATCACCATCTACAACTGGATAATCGTGTCTTGCAATATTTCTTTTTGTAAGAGTGATTGCGACTAATTTTTTATCCACACCTTTCTCTTTCTGCTGTTCTAAAATTTCTTTACCGATATATGGTTTCTTAGAATTAACAATCCATCCAAGTGATGCTTCATAAGGAGTTGTAGTTGTATTCATTTCACTTCCATATAAATGCATACCTGATTCTAAACGAAGAGTATCACGACAACCTAATCCACATGGAGCAACACCATTCTCTAATAATACATCCCACAATTTAATTCCTGATTCTTTTGGTATTAATATTTCAACTCCATCTTCACCAGTATATCCTGTGCGAGCAACAAATGCTTCATCATCAAATATATTAATTACCTGATGACTAAACCTTGTTGGTAGATTAAATTTTACATCTAAACTTTTTTCTAAAATATCAATCGCATCTTTACCTTGAACTGCTAAAAACACTCCATCTTTTTTATAATCAATAACTTCAATCTCTGGTTCTAATTGACTTCTTATCCATTCAGTATCGGACTCAAGACAGCAAGCATTTATAACAACTACTACTTCATTATCTCCACGATCATAGATGATTAAATCATCACGAATACCACCTTCATCATTCATCAATACACTATAACAAGCCTTACCAACTGTTAATCTATCTAAGTCAGTAGGAACTAAGTATTGTAATTTATCTTTTACATTCTCTCCAATTAATCTTAAAGAACCCATATGAGATATATCAAACATCCCACAAGATTCTCTAACTGTTTTATGCTCTTTAATTAAACCCTCAAACTGAACTGCCATTTCCCAACCAGAGAAAGGAACCATCTTCCCTCCTGATTTTATTGCAGATTCATATAGAGGTGTTCTACTTAAATTCATTTTCTAAACTATCAAGAATATGTTTGTATGCATCTAATATATCTCCTTTATCTTTTCTAAACAAATCTTTATCAAAACTTATTCTAGTTCCTGTTTTCCATAACCTACAACTGTCTGGACTTATCTCATCTGCTAGAAGTAAATTACCATCTTTATCTTCTCCAAATTCAATTTTAAAATCAACTAAATCAAGTCCAATATTAAAAAATAATTTTGTCAATATTTTATTAATATCTAAAGCAGGTTTTATAAATTCTGCTTGATCATATCCCATCAGTTTCATACGATCATATGTTAATAAAGGATCATCCTTACTATCATCTTTTAAGTGAAATTCTACTAATGGTATATAAAATAATTTACCTTCTGGTATTGTAGTTTGTCTAACAATTGAACCTGCTGCAAGATTTCTAACAATAACTTCTAATGGTATTATATCAACTTTTTTACATACCATATGATTGTCTTGAATGGTTTTAATGTAATGAGTTTTAATTCCAGATTGTTCTAATTTTTTAAATATAAGTTTAGAGATTTGACAACATAAAGAACCTTTACCCTCTGGATAATCTTCCTTCTTACCGTTTCCTGCAGTTACTTTATCTTCATACTGAATTAAAACGGTATCTGGTTCTGCAAGTTCAAAAACACTTTTTACTTTTCCCTTTACTAATAATGACATTATTCAACCACCTCTAAATCATATTCCCAATCTTCAATCACAACATTCGCAAACAATCTATCACTTAATAAATCTAATTGTTCTCTTGCTGTTTTTTCATCTTTAGACTCAAAAGATAATTCAATAAGTTTATTAATTCTTAATCTACTTACTTGAATATCGGGAGCAATTCTATTAACATTTGCTCTAACTGCATTTCCTGCAGCATCGGATACTGATTCTCTTAATCTAATAAAAACTTTTGCTTTAAATTTCATTGTTTAGTCGTATTGCTGCGTGTTCTGTTTATGATAGAGATAAACTTATCCCCTGCAAATGTGCCACCAAGACACACATCAATCTCATCACCATCCAACCAGTTCATATCCCCATTCATTTTAGTATGGTTCATTGCCTCTTGGATTTTATCAATAACTTCTTGTGTTAATTTCATTGACTCCAATCCTGATAAGGTGGTTCGGGTTCACCAATAATATGTTTGAACTGTTCAGTGTCAAAATATGATGGTGGTAATTCATATCCACCAATATCATACGCACCTCTCATTCTCTTATTATACTCACGTTCATCTAACACTTCGTTGATAAGGATCTTCATCTCTTTTACATATTCAGGAGTGAATAATCTCTTTGGTGTGATTACAGCTTTAGGAAGTTCATTTCTTTGTTCTTCTAAAGTCTTACCACTATCACCTTTGCCAGTGTCATAAGACATTCCTTGTGTGTCTATCTTCATAATGGTTTCCCATCCTT